AAGTGCGCTCACATAATTGCATTAGATGATGGTAATTATGCAGCACAACCTAACAATCGATGTATATGGGACATACCTTCTTTCACAGTGAAAGATAATATTCCTGATTGGAAAGTGCAAACTAACGAGTGGAATGTAGAAGATAGTAGTCAGTGGAGAACAGAAGACACTGATAAATTTTTTTACGAAATTGAGGAAAAGAAAAAATGAGTTTAAATATATGTATGGATTGTAAGTTTGAAAAGAAAAGATGTCAGTGTATTATTGAATCTATAATAACGGAGGAAAACATGATTAAAAAAATAAAAAATAAAATAAAGAGTATTTGGAATAAAATAATATCTTTGTTTATACCAAATAAACAGTAATGACTGGAGGTTGTTATGGACTACAGGTTCACAGCAATACTTATAATTTTGTTATGTTTATTAGCTTTTTGTGTAAGGCCAGTGAATCATACATCATTGAAAATAGAGACAAAAGATATTATACTGCCTTTACCAAAACCGAAACATGAATAAAAAACCATTAAATATATCTGAAGAGGCTGCCGTGCAGATGCCTATGAAAACGGTTGCTAGTTTGATTGCACTCGTTGCAATTGGAACCTGGGCTTACTTTGGGTTGCATGAAACATTAAATAATCATGCTACAAAAATAGAGTTGATGCAAAAAGATTTAGAACAAAACTCAGAGTTTAGAATTAAATACCCACGTGGAGAGCTTGGTCAATCAAGTGGGGAGGCTGAATTATTTATGTTAGTAGAACACCTCGCAGGTGTTTTAGAAGAGGTAGATGCAGAGGTTAAGAGTATGAGAAACAATGCGGTTAATATAGAATTTTTAAAAGATAGAACAAAAAAACTTACAGAAGACGTAGAAAAATTAATTAGAAATGGTAACGGAGCACACTAATGGTTGAATTAGTTTTCGCATTGTTACTTATACAGGACCATAAAATTATAGAACATCGTTATCACGAGTCATTATCTCAATGTATGAAGGCTAAACGTTATGCTATGAAGGACAAGAGTAGCAAAGATAGAGTTGTCTACAAATGTATAAAATCTAAAGCAAACATAGAAATATATATGGGGGAGAAGAAAATTACTTCCTTAATTCTTGACTAAAAAAAATAACAAGATTGCTAAACAATTAAAGGATAGACGATATCATCAGCGTGTGGTAAAGTCTAAAAAAACTTATGACAGGAAAAAAGAACAAATTTATAAAATTTCACACAGAGATAGTTAATGGTATTTGCTCTGAGTGTGAAGAGTATACAATGTTAGTTGGTATTACTAGAAAGTTTTATAGATGTATGAGTTGTGGTTCTGATCTAGAACAACATGTAAATGGTAAAATAAGTTATTTACCTACAATCACAGCTAGAACACCTAAGTCGAAAGTAGAAGAATATTTTAATGGCGAAGAAGTCTAAAGGATTATACGCAAAAGTAGCTCACGAACCAGTCTTTCACAAGACAAGCATAGGTAGAAATCCTAGTAAAACCAAGATGAATAAGCACAAGCGTAGGTCGTATAAAAAATATCGTGGCCAGGGAAAATAGGGGTTGACATTATTTTCTGGGATATTATATTACATTTAGAAAGAGAGAAAACATATGAAAAAGAAAAGTAAAAAAGACGACAAAACATACAAGTTTATTATGAAGTACATGGATAAATTTGATTTGTTAATAAACCAAGCACAGAAAGAAAAAGACAAAGGTAACTTTGACTTTAGTATTCATGCTTTAACTGCTGCTATCATGAGGCATATAGTTATGAACAATGTTCAATACTATAATACTACTGATAAGATCAGAGAAACTATGCAACAGCTTTTAGATGATGAAGCTAATGCTAGATATATACAAGCTAAAGAAGAGCGTGAAAGGGCTCGACTTAATTAATGAAAGATAAGGTTATAAAACTTACACCGAAAGGTATATCTCAAAAACAATGGGCAAACTTATTGTTAGAGTTAAACCTTATGCGTAAGGCCTGGAAACCTTATGGTGTCGATATAAATATACAGGCACCAGGGCTCAGGAAAACAATACTATGGGGAACTAAAGTTGGTGGACAATTATCAGACCAAGATAGATAAGGCAGCTAATGATTATAATCGTACCAAAGATGAAAAGTATAAAAAACTTTGGTATAATTTAATCAGAAAGGTAGATAATGGATCTTATAATTTTAAACGACGGACTATACCAACTGATACCAGTAACTAAAGAAATACTGGATGGGATAGTGTTGACAAGTGAGATAGATTGTTTTGATCTATGTGACATACTCCGGTTAAAACTAACCGGCTATGTAGATGAATTAAATCTACATATTATGAACGATGGTAGTGGATCTATGATCGGTTGTATGTGTAGATAAAATTGATTCCGGTGAGTAGGCGTCTATACAAAAGCTTCGCGCTAAGTCACTAACGTTAGCTATAACCCGCAAGGGTAGCGACCAAAGCCGGCCGGTGTACAGTACAGTGCACACAGATCTGTACACCGCGTTATGGATTATGTTTCTTGCATTGGTGCGCAATAAAACTTTATAAATATTCTTTTTTCATTAACATCAGTAGGACCAATATTACTTAATTGTACTGTAGATTCTTTATATCCTGCATCCAAGCATGTGTATAAATCCTTATAAGATTCAGTATGTTCTATTGGTGGTAAACATGTTCCAGCCATACCTGAACAAAATATAAAAGTTAGAATAAATTTCATTGACACCTATTGTATTTTATGAGAATAATCCCATATTAATTTATATTAAGAAAGGAGTATAAAGTTTATGACTGACATAAGCAAATACAAAAACGTATCACTATCACATAAGACCTATGATCTTTTAGATCAGCTTAGAAAAAAAATGGTAGCGAATACAATATTAAGTAGATCACAGACAATAACTGTTTTGGTAAATGAGAAAGCGAGTAAGATGAATGGCCGACTCAAAAAAGAAAAATAAAGTTATCTGTCCTGTGTGTAAAGGAAATGGTTTTGTAAGAATTCCTTACAAACTAGCGAAAGAAGAGCAGCATGCCCAGTGTGGAATCTGCGAATCGGAAGGAGAAATAAATGCAGATGAAGTTGATAATATTTATATTGATTCTGATGGCATCCACAGCTTGCACTAAATTAGAGTTTGATGGTTTTGATCCTGCCACAACAACGGTAAGATGGATCATGAAGGGGGTAGATAATGGAAGATAAAATAGAATATCTTACGAATCAGAACGAACTTCTAAAAAAGAAACTTCGACAATTAACTGAGAAATATAATATAATGGAAGAAGAGTTTAATAGATTGTTAGAAGAGAATAATAATTTTAGAATGGTTCGTAACAAAGGAAAGGTGTTATGAGGTCGTCAACAGATATAGCATATATTGCAGGGCTTTTTGATGGTGAGGGTAGTATCTACTATGCACGTAGAATTGAAAAGAAAAAGAAACACACGGGCAAAGGTTATAGAACGTCCATGTCACAACGTATTAGTATGGAAATTACCATGACCGATGAGTCTGTGGTACGTTGGGTCCACGAAGTATTAGGATGCGGAACTGTTGTACGTAAACCTCGAAAAGGTTTACGTAAGGACGGAACTAAATATCTGATGCAGTACAAATGGCGATGCACATTCAGGGACGCGTATTACGTGTGTTGTCTACTTTTTCCCTACGCCCACACTAAGCTAGAAAAAATACAGAAAATTATAGAACATTACTCTACTCAACAATTTAGAATTATGAATGATAAAGTTGTAAGTCTTGAAGAGTATAAACAAGCGATGAGTCTAGAATGAAATTAAAATTTTATATATGGTTAATGGGTTGGACCGGTCAGATACATGCATGGGCATGGCGAAAGCAGGCTAATTTAATTAAGTATAAAGAATTAAAAGAAGAAGAGGATTATCTAAAGGAATTAAAAAAGAAATTATGAAACCTGACGAAAGATTATCTAGAAAAGTTTTAATTAGTCATTATTATTGGTGTCTTGAAAATGGTAGAGATGTATCCTGGTATTATAAATTAAAGAATAAATGACATTCGAATTTGGCATAGGTATGTTTGTCTATAATATGATATGCTTAGGTATTGGAGCAATCATAGCTTACTACGTAATTAAAAATAATAATGATTTGGAATAAAAAATTTATCTATCCGTCATCGAGTCGATCGTTGGTGGATGGTAAAAGACATTACGATATAGTTAACGAAAAATTACCGAGTGTTACGACTATATTACAAGCGACTCAGTCTGAAGAGAAACAGAAGAGCCTGGCCGCCTGGCGTGCTAGGATGGGTGCACAACGTGCGGACCGTGTAAAAGACATCGCAGCCCTACGGGGCACAAGCATGCACACGTATTTGGAAGGATACATCAAGGGTGAACGACATCTGGATCTTACAGCTCTGGGCAAGGAAGCAGGGCGCATGGCTGATGTGGTTATTCGATCAGGGCTCGGGGACCTGGGAGAGGTGTGGGGCACAGAGGTTACATTATACTACCCTGGGTTGTATGCTGGACAGACTGATGTTGTAGGAATTTATAACGGGCGCGAAAGTATAATAGACTTCAAGCAAACTAACAAGCCGAAACAAAGAGAATGGATTGATGACTATTTCACACAATTAGCAGCGTATGCTATGGCCCACAACACAATATATGGTACCAACATACAGCAAGGAGTAATCCTAATGTGTTCAAAAGATGGCTTCTTTCAGAAGTTTGAGGTGTCTGACAAGGAATTTCAAGGCTATATGCATTTGTTCTTGCAGAAAGTCGACTATTATTATGCAAATTGTACCAAGAATGAAAATAGCCAGGATACAAAAAATGATCAAAAAGTATAATGAATTCCAGTATAATTTGGCCATAAATCAATTGTATACACTTTTTCTTATAAAAATAAAAAATTTTTTTTATTTTTTTTTAAACCTAGGTACAATTGGTACAATTAAAAAAAGATAGTAATACCAATGGTTATTCGTTCATTTTTGTACCAAAGGTGCTTGGTACAATGAGGTACAATTGGTACAATTGTTAAAAAAGCTAGTAATACCAACGAAATAAGGGGTCGCGCGCGTGTTTTTAGTTTATTATTTATTAATTATAAATCCTGGGGTATACAGAAACCATGAGAAGAAATAAGAAATCTAAGTACAGACACGTTGTGATTAAGAAAAGAAAGTATTATTTCTATTCTATTACCTGGGTCGACATCACGGGCGATTCGGGGCATAGTACAGCCGAAGACTTTGCAAAGTTTAAACCTAGTGTAATGGTTACACAAGCTTATCTATTTAACAAAGACAAAAAGAATATTAGAACGTTTGCATCTTACGAAGAAGGTGATGAATTGTTTTCAGATCGTAATGTATTTCCAAGAGGATGTATATTGAAGATGGAAAAGATTAAGATTTAATTTTCTTTATAGCTATTTTATTCTTAACTATATTCATTAGTCTATCGTTCTGACTCTTAGCTTCTTCCGGTGTTATCTTGGCGTTCATGTTGAGTCTTCTCTCTATGAATCTACCATCAGCTTTCATAATTAATTCATGAGCCCTTATTGCATCAGAGTATTTGCCTTTCTTCCTTGCATCATCTCTGATCTGTCCTAGTGTAGCCTTTTGTCCAGGTAGATCCTGTTCATACTTTGAGTGCAATTCATTTTTCAACTCATCGTGTAGTGCTACTACCAGCGGATACCTATCTACGTTCATGAGTCTACTAGCATAATCTTTGGGGTCAGCATACCCTGCTAGCTTCGCTGCTTCTGTTTGGCTGCATGGATAGCCTTCATGACCATATACTAGGTACATTACAAACTTTTCTTGTTGTGCTGTCAATCTCTTTGGTACAGACATAATACTTGTAATATATCCCATAATTTGTATAAATCAATATCAGAAATATGATAGACGGAAAGACATTCAATCAAGGTTTGCAGAAGTTTATGAAAGCCGAAGTCACAAAAAATGCTAGGGTACAGATACAATTACCTAATGGAGAATTTTATGACATTGTTGGAATAAAACTTCTTGAAAATAAAATTATTGGTAGTAAAGAAACTCATAGACTGGTTTTATCTTGCCAAAAACCTACAGAAATTATGGGTAATCCTGTTAAAGTTTTGTAATTGGGCTGGACTGAATTATGCCTAACAAAACTATAGGATTAGAACGTGATTTATATAAAAAACTTAAGAGAGAAATTAAGACAATATCGTGGATTAGACTTGAAAACAGGGTCTTACTTGGGACTCCTGATCTATTGGCTTACTCTAGTAACGGCAACTTTTTCACACTGGAATTAAAGCGAACTAAATCCAGCAAAGTCCAGCTGTCCCCGCATCAAGTTTCATTTCACGCGAAACATACAAAAAATACTTATGTGCTTGTAGCTTGTGACCCTAAGCTTGGGAGTTATCGCTTGTACCCTGGTTCAGGGATACTTGCGCTTGAGAATTTTGGTCTGAAGCTTGAGCCCTTGGCTTGTGGCTGGTCTGCTTGCAGACTTTTGCTTGAGAGCTTGTGAGCTCGCGCTCATGCTGCTTCCTAATCTTTGCCATCTCTTTCCAATACTTGGGTGATTTATACATATTTAGTGTTTACCATAACACACGTTAGGTGTTGACCTGTCCCAGCACGCCCTACAATCTTTGCATTCGTTGCCCTGATCAGGTGCCGGGCATGTCCTGCCGCTTCCAGCTGTAACAGTCGACGTCCATGGCCACTGTTTAACT